CTTGATTGTTATAAAGTAATTTAACAATAGTATATTCGAAGAAAATCGTCCAAGATTTCCTTCAAAAGCAACACAGATTCTGGTAGAAGTCTGTGTACCTTTGATTCAACCAACAGCTGTTTCCCCAGCAGCAGTAACCAGAGGTCACTACCGGTGGACATGTCCCGTCAGGCTAAGCCTAACAACTCAGGGACACTTACCACAGCCGTTGTGTGTGCGGCGCTCCGAAGCACGCCACACAACGCCTCGAATCACGAGGCAGTTTCACAGCTCACTTACTCCATAGTGCTGCCCTTCGTCGCCCTCCTTGGTAGTACTAAGAGTGGCCCGATGACTTCTAAACAAGTCATTCAGGCTACTCGAAGCACATGCCATATCGTTGCGATGATGAACAAGTACTGGAATGTAGAGAACCGTGAGCAATCCTTCTTGAAATACTATCTGGATAGTTACCTTTTCCAGGTTAGCGGCGATGAACATAGCCCTTCCGTTCCAAAGGAAGATTTCATAGAAGATGAATTATTCGTAGGATATTTCCGACGGGTGATTAGGTTCGCCATTGCAAAGCAACAGTTTGACTTTATCTATTCCCTCCAGAAAGGTTGCAAGAAATATTGGCCAGCCAAAACTCCCCAGACACGCGCGAAAGCATATCGCGATCATGCTAAGAATTTTTCGACTGATCATGGTCGAATTCCGCTTGATTTAACGCACCAGATCGAAGAGACCTCACGTGAGGTGTTCCGATTAGCCGCAAGTAAACCTCAAACAAAGTTTACTCCTAGCGGGAGTGCAAGTCTGCAGTCATCCGTCACTCAAGGTGGGAACCTTGAATGCTACGAACGTTTTAAATTCCCAGGTACGACAGAAGAATCCGCTGTCGGCAAGCTTCGTGCTCTTAGTCAAGCATTGGAGACCTGGAGGTATGATAATTATAATCGAGGAGTTGACTACGCTCTCGAAGATTTGGAATATGGTGGTGTTTTTCCGAGAAACCTTGACATCGACGTCATCGCTATCGACGAACCCAGTAAACACCGCTCCATTTCTAAGAGCGACTCCTATCTTGCAAGTTCTCTCCGCCCTGTACAAGGTGTGATGCTGGATTGTTGGAAATCACAACCCGACAGTACCATGCGTCATGCCGATTTAACTGAGAGAATACAAGAGATCGACCTTTTTATGTCTGATACGATCTGCTCCGATTGGGCTAGCATTGACTATTCGTCTGCTACCGATCTAGTAAAGATTGATGCCACCTTTGCGGCCCTTGAGGGGCTCCGCTCTGTTCGTGGTTTCGGACTCCTTTCATCAAGCTTTAATGGTGGCATTGCCACCTATCCGGCTGTCACTGGCCCTCTCTATGAGGATGACGGTGTCTCTCCAAAGATGGAACTTTCTGAGGAGACTGGTGAAATGGTTCATGCGGTTGGTGTCATTCAAAAATCCTTTCAGGTTTTTGTTCGTGATGCCCAACCAATGGGACATGTCTGTAGTTTTGCCTTATTATGTGTTATTAACCGTGCTGTCTTGATGACGGCTATTGACCGCTGGGAGGCGGAAAATAAAGACGGTGTACCAACTATATTAAAACGGTACGCGGCAAACAAGATGAGGAAATCCCATAGTCGATTGATTAACGGGGATGACATGGTTTTTAAGTGTCATCCTTCGTTTTACCCGATATTCAACAAAACTGCTGCGGACGCAGGATTTAAGATCTCCCGCGGCAAACAATATCTCTCACCCTATATGGCGATGATCAACTCCCAGTTGTTCATCCGACCGACAAGGAAGCGGTCTGGACAGTTTGAGATTCAAAACTGTGATGGATTTGATATAAAACCAATTTGGTTACCAAAGGACGGTCTCGAGAAGAAGAACTCGGGATCTCCTTGGTTTGATGAGGTGATTGGTCTCATTTCTACGGATTCGTTCCGTGGACACCATTACTTCGTCACAGATCGGGAGGGTGCACCCCTTCCTGTGAAGGATGTTGATCGTCGAAATTGCAGATACTTGCACCTCCGGTCTACTTTCCCCAAGCCCATGATTCGATGCGGGTATCTGAACCAAAATATAATAATGGGTGTATGTTTGAAGAATCAGGGAAGTGACTATGTCACACCAGTCTCCTTGGCACGTGACTTCAATGTTATGTGTCAATTGGTCCCCTGGGCCAAGAGCTGTCTCCCTTTAATGCTCAAACGTTTTGATGAGATCAATAGAGGATTCCAAGGAAGGTTTTATCCCAATTGGTTCTTACCTGCCCACCTGGGCGGTTATGGAATTGATATAGGCCTTGCTCCTCTTGACATGAAGATAACCCGTGATCAACGCTTTATGGCTGCTTGTTTTGTAAACGACAAGTCCCTAGCCCTCTATAGGCTTGAAGGTATTAAACTTCTCACAGGTCGTTACATCGAGTCACTCGTGGACTTCAAGATGTATCCCGGTTGTCTTAATCATGTTTACTCTGAGATGGAGTCAAAGGCTCGAGAGGAGGGTGATGTCTGGATGCAGCGCATAGCGTACATTTCTAGACTCGCCCAAGGATCCTCGCCAATGGCCGAGGACGCTTTGTCGTTAAATAAGCGTCTCCTCTACCTCAAAAAGAGATCAGAATTTGGTCGCCTGAGTCCCATGACTCGAGAGGGTTTGATCAAGTATTGGACTGTCAATTGGATTGCAGATTTTCGCATCCCTTGTCCCGATCTCCATGATCTCTCATTAAAGATTTCACATAAGATGAAACAATTCGACTTCTCTAACCTTAACTGTACTTTCGAGACCCAACAGGTGGTTCTAAACAACTATCTCTCGGAAGGTCCTGACTTTATAAAAAACAATAAGTCCCTTATCAGGAGAGTTAAGGATTCCCGTTTCCGAACCAAGATGGAACGGTACAAGATCATTTCCCATAATCAGGTTAAAGACATTGTAGAAAATTATGATGCTCTCGTGGAAATCTTCCGCGGGCCTGAGGATGTTGATCGTTACATCGCCACTAGGAGAGTGCCTTGCTCTGAATACGAGTTCTTCCGTGAGACTATGGAGTTTCTGGAGGATGGCATGCTTTCGCAGTTATTGGCTCATGGCCCTGCGATCCTTGGTGACGGAGAAGAGAATTAATAATATTTACGACCGAAACGTCGAAAAACTATGGGGTTGGGAAAAGTGAGTCTATGGACTCTGGGGTCAAAACGGTGGACTGAGTCCTTAATATTTCCGTGCTAGAAACAACGCCGAGAGACTGCACGGCCCCCCAAGATCTTCGTTGGTTTTCCTAATGTACAGTCCCTTGTTCCATACAAGGCATCCCATACAAAATGGATAATCAACAAAAAGACTTGGCTGCGATTGGCCGTGAACAAATCAAGAAGGCAAAAGCCTCCGCCGTAACTTTTCTCATTGATGCTGAAAAGCATTCCCGTGACGTTTATAAACGTTACAATAATAGCCCCAAATCCCTATCTGATGCGCGACTGGCGTCGGATATTATGAAAGAAATTTCTGCCCAACTTGACCGAGACATCACGTCGTGTGAGAGCCTCATGGTTGAGGGCCAGAACAAGGTTCTCCAAACGGACAAACCTCTTCCTTCACCACAGACACTTCTTAACATTCTTCCTATCCAAGTCCCTATTGGACCTCAGGCCGCGTTGGCCGAGCAGGAACGGATGAATCGTGTCCGTGCGACCGCGAATGGACTGCGATACTGTAGTACCAAGGTCCTTGACCCCCAAGATGACTCCTCTGTCGAAGAAATTCTCGAAGATGGTATGGTCGTGGTTAAATCCTTCGTCCTCAATGGACAGAGGGAGACCGAGATCAGGAAATATTATTCATCTAGTGGCCGTCCAGTTCAACCTAAGTTTGTTCATGTTGACGTTAACAATCAACGTTATGCTGATCAATTCTTTGAAGAGTTGAGGAACTAATCCTATCCGTGACCTGGAATGTCGGTAAACTTACCCATGGAGTCTACAGCCTAACATCCCCTCCTTGGGGGTGATCACCCAAAATTCACATGAATGCTAAATCGGTTTATTCCGTAAATGCCTAGAGACTGCACGGGTGTGCTCTCAGCGGCTGTCGATGTACAGTCCTCCATGTAGTCGGAGAATTCCATACAAAACTACAAAATGCCCCGCAAAGGAAAGAAAATCCTAGGCGCCCTTAAGGGTGCCGTCAAATTTACCCGCAAAGTCGCGGCCAATCCATTGGTTCGTACTCTTGCAAATGAAGGTATTAAACGCCTTCCCCCCAAGGCCAGACAAGCTGTCTCTAAAGCTTCCAATCTGGTTCGAAATGCTCGCCCCATTGTTCGTACAGTGATGCAGACCCTACCTTCGTCGGTGGGGAATGTCATTATCTCCAACAATGATTCCGTGACCGAAGAGAAATTCGAGTGGGACCTCATCACTGGGGTCTACATTCCTAACTCTGGAGCACCGTACAACGGTCACCTTAACATCCCTCTTACACCCTATAAGTCCTTCACGTCCAGTGAGGCCGGTGGTGTGGCTACAACTTCCTGGGATCGAACCCTTGAGTCCTACTACCCTAGATTCACTCATTATCGTGTGAAGAAGGTTGAGTTGGTGTACTCGGGTACCGCTCCAACAAATGCAACGATAGGCCAGAGTACTGGTTCTGTCTACTTTGCTTGTTCCCAGGATCCCACAATGAATGCTCCAGAAACGTCTGAGTATTCGATGATGGAGAAATCTGTTAAAGCCCCGATCTATGGTAGTGGTGCCACTTTGACCGCTAACA